CTGAGACGACTTCCAGTGATCAACAACACTGCTGAAGACTGTCCTGTGTATGGCGCGTGTGAGATTTCTAGGCCAGATGAAAACGGTGTTTATCAACTTAGGAAGCCTGACAAAGATGATTCAGGCACCGCCTACATCAATACAGAATCAGTGATCAAAGCTAATGGCGGTAGAGGGTATGTTTGCCGCCAAACTCCGACGTGGGCTTTATATCATGCTGCCGATGGCGATCCTGACAACAGGGAGAGCATAGGCACTCGATCTGGCTTCTGGGAATTGCACCGGGGGTACGAAGGGTTCATAGTTATTGGTGGTGCTGATGGAACCAAAGTCTATGTAGAAAGAGACGTAACGTGTCGTGATTTAGTGAGCGGTGGGTATTACGGGTATTATCCAGCAGGTCGTCCAGCTTCCAATCCATCAGATTGCCCCTCATGCCCAGGAGGAATCGGACCATCACAGATCATTGTTGACGTATTATTTTCTGGCAGTTGCTCTGGGAATTACACAATAGACGAACACGCCACAGGAACATTTTTATCTTTCTCATGTACTTCAGCAGGAATAGTTGAGCCTGTTTGCTTGCCACCGACAGCGCCATCGTCGCATCGCAGCAAAATACAAAGTGTTGTCGAAGAACATTCGTGCTTTTCTAATGTGACGATAACATACACGCACGTTGGTGGTAATGTTTTCGTTCCCGATGTGTCAACTCTGCATGGTTGCAAGTTGCATTTCTACGGGAAGATGTGCAACAGCCTTGGCGTGCCAGAGTCATACGATTTTACTGCTGAAACTATTTTAACAGTCGAGAATATCACACTAAACGCTGGCTGCACTTCTGCAACCATAGCGTTCACAGGAAGTATCATTTATACTCCGGCGACAATAACTTTGATGTTTGCCACCTTTACAGTGCCCACTGATTTCTGCGTATCTATTTGCTCCGAAAACTATTCAAAGACAATTACTGGCTCGCCGTTGTGCATTGGTTCTGCAAGCCCGTTCCCGACGGCCCCTCTCTTTACTTGCGATTGCCACATGGCATCTATTGCGTGGAGGCTGGCTTAAAATGAAAATAAGTCTGCCATCATGTTCTTACCAAGGAGAGATTACAGAGGGACGATTTTTTTGCTCGAATCCACATGTTGTGTCTCGCCTGCCTGATGGCAAGCATGACATATCTATTTGCGACAAATGTAATCGACACTCGGAGAGGCCGCAAGAGAAACCGCATGCACCTCAAAACAAATCTAGCAGCAATCTTCTTCGCTCACTTCCTATCGCCAAGCAATGCAAGTATTTAGGCGACCGGCTCACGCCGGAGGAAGTCAAAGAAAAGCAGTTGACGGGATGCCGAACTTGTAGCGGTGAAGTACCTGCGTTTCATTGCAAGTTTCCCGGCATGAAGAAGTTTAATGACGGGCCGTATACTCGGATTGCTGAGTGCATGAACTGCACGGACTGGAAAGGCAAAGACACCATCATCGAATCTCCTGCTTACGGCAAGCACGGCGTGGTCATAGGCTCCTACGGCATGCCGGGTGTGGTTGAGCTCTCCATCGCCATGATCCGTGAGACCTGCGGCCCGGACATACCCATACTCATTGCCGACGACTGCACTCCTGAATCGATGGGCAGGCAGCGGCTACTCTCGCTTCCCACAAAATACCCTGGTGTTTCACTACACATGACTGGCGAGAACTTGGGGCACGCGCCGGGCGATATCCGTGCCTACCGCAACGGTATCAGATGGGCCGAAAAGCACGGCATCAAATACATCTGCAAACTCTCCCAGCGGTTCATCTTTTTGTCTGATCGCTGGCTTCAAGATGTTGTTAGGGAGATGGAGATTCACGGATATGCTACGTCTAGCCAACGAGCGGTGCATCTTCACATGCAGTTCGCTATCCGGTCAGAGTGCGTGTTCATGGATGTGAAGAAATGCGTAAATAGTCCAGGGTTAATGGCGAGGCTCGATCCTCCTGGCGGTAAAATACCAACTTCAGCAGAGAGTTGGTTGCATGCTGGAATTAACGAAGGTAAATTATTACCGGTCATGCGATGCCGCCTGATGCCGGTAGACAGGTTTGGAAAACACAGCTCTGTTCTTTGGCACAACTCAGATGCCGATGATAGTTGTCAGGGGGGGGCTGAAGCATATCATAATCTTGCAAAAGAAATGGGCATTGACCTTGGGCCTGAGTTTAGTGGCGCTGGCTGGCATGTCATCGCATCAATGCGGCCCGATGCTAATTATAAAATGCTTTAGTCTTGACCTTTCTCACGCAATGTGTATATGGTTAGCCAATAAGGGGAATCACGCCATGTCGAAAATCTTTACAGTCCTGTCATTATTACTGCTCATCGGCTGTAACCAGCAGCCTACGACAGCACAGATCGCTGAAGGCATCATGATAGCCGAGAAAGAAAAGAAGCTCGACAACATGCTTGATCGGCTTAAATCAATGAAGGCACACGCTCAGAGCATTAAGGATATTTCAGCAAGTAAGTAATGCGGCATCCTTGCCGACAGTTCTCAATCTCCTAGCTATATGCTACACGGCCAGGAGATAGATATATGTTTCGGTTCAAGATGGTTGCTTTTGCCTTTTTAATTCTTTGCGGGCAAGCATTCGGGCAAAACAAAATCAGAATGAGTGTTGTGCCGACTGGATCGCCAGCACCAATAACCTACAAGGAAGTAACGCTTGAACTTGGCCAGATGTATACTGTTGAGTTCGCTACAGCAGACAATAAAGCTCCTTTTGGTGGCCAGCCTTATTCGGTCGAATGCGAAGCGGTTGGAAGTAATACACCTTCGACCTGGATTCGTGGCCTTGTGCCTCTCGACAACAACTACAAGAACCTTGCTCCTGAAAATCTGATCGACACTGCAACAGTATTTGTCAGCGATGAAACTCCTGATGCCATGGTGTTGCGAGCAGTCTGCAATAACAGAACAGTTTTCAGGGCGAACATCACGGCGATCAAGAAAAAGAAACCGCCACAACCTAGCCCCTATCTTGCTGCGCTCACCACTGCGGCTGCTCTTGATCATGCCCAGCCAGTCGAGCTATCGACGCTGGCGATGGCGTATAAAAACGTTGCTGGCATGATGGGTTCACTAAAGACTGGCCGGGACGTTTGGTCAGCAATCGGTATTGAGTACCTAAAAATATCTGCTGGCAGTTTGATTCAGACACGAGATGCCATCAGCAAGATTCTGATGAGCGATACGGTGCGGTATTACGATCTACAGTTGACAGCAGACGACTCGAAAGCGCTCAAGCTCATTCTGGTAAACATTGAGACAGCACTTGAGGCGTTGGCAGCAGGGCCAACGCCTTCGCCGCCGACGCCCGGCCCGCCTACCCCTAATCCTGTTTCCCCTTCGCCTTTCTCTGATCCTGGCTTCAGGGTGCTAATCGTTTACAAGACAGCAGACAAAGGAAAGATTCCACAGTCTCAGGATATAGCACTCAGGGCGGCTGCTCTGAGGACGTATCTCAATGCAAAGTGTGTCAAGGTCGATTCAACTCCTGAATGGCGAATCTGGCCGGATGATGTTGACACAGCGAACGAAAAACCGATCTGGCAGAATGCTATGAAGCTACCTCGTGCCAGCACTCCTTGGATTTACATTGGCGACGGTCAAAAGGGAATCTCTTGCGCTCTGCCCGCTGACACAGATGGCGTTCTAAAGCTATTGCAGCAATATGGTGGGCAATGAGATTATTCGGTTACTTGCTCGAATTGATTGCCTTTTTTGTTCGCTGTCGTTTTACGATAGAGAACTGGAAGCGAAGTAGAAAGCGAAGCCAACGCATAGGAGTTTGAATCATGGCTGAAGAAATCATCATACACGATGGCAACTACACCGACTTCATCGATTGTGAAGTGAACGGCGAAAAGAAACACCGTGGGCTGAAGCCTCGTAACTATGCTATCCACCCGGTAGGCTGCTTTGCGTTCGCTCCACGCTTTAGCCTTGACATTATTCCTGAATCACAGTGGCAATCACGTCTTGATGAATTGATCGCCCGCAAAGCTCAGCTATCAGATATTCGCAACACCGGTATGAACGGCTCAAGGATTCCTTCTCGTGATCAAAACGGAAGAGGGTACTGCTGGGGGCATAGCTCGACGAGCGTAGCGATGATCTGGCGGGCGTTAATGGGGCTGCCTTATGCTGATCTGTCGGCATATGCCGTTTGTTGCATCATCAAACGGTTCAGAGACGAGGGCGGCAATGCAATCGATTCTCTATCGTTCATGGCTGACAGGGGCATACCTACCAGTCAGTATTGGCCTCAGCAGTCAACCAACAGATCGAACGATAATCCGCAAACGTGGGCCAATGCTGCTCTGCATAAGTTCGCTCCTAACTGGATGGACTTAGACACTGATCAGGATCAGATGCGAGCGCAGTTGGTAACGTGTCTGCTACTTGGCATTCCTGTTGCCACTGATTTCGATTGGTGGGGACATTCGGTTGCTTCTATCGATCTTGTCAGTGTCAGACCATTCAGAACACGCATCTGGAACTCTTGGGGCGACGATTGGAGCGATAACGGCATGGGCCTACTCGAAGGATCGAAGGCGATTCCCAATGGTGCTGTAGCTGCCTTAACGATGAGCGCTTCGTACAACTAAATAGATATAAAGTCCGTTGGCGGCACAACGCCGCCAAGTTCTTTCTTTTGTGGAGTCTGACATGATGAATTGCATCCGTTTTCTTCTGAGCAACGCTGACCGCATTGGCGGTGACGTTTCTGATGTTGCTGTCACCCCTTCGCCGCTGGCCACTGATATTGATCACACTACTCTTGTCCTGGCGAACGGGCAAAAGATAGTTGGCTCTGATCTGTCTGTGTTCATCAATAGCCTTGGTGGACTTTCGACGATCTTCAGCCCTGCCAACATCATCGCTTTGCTCAATCTGTTCTTCCGTCCAACGCCAGCGCCAGCCCCGACACCTGTACCGCCATCACCAACGCCAGCGCCAGCGCCGTTCAATCTGGCAGCGTTGCTTACTGGCCTCCTACAGTTGCTTCAGCAGTTCCAGCCTGTCGCCCCGGTTGTTCCCGGCCCGACGCCTACCCCTTCGCCGGTGCCTACACCACCTAAGATGATGGCGTTGCCTGTCGAAAAGCGTCCTTCCAAGGAAGACGTGTTGAAAGACATGGAGGCTAAGGGTGTCAAGGTCGGAATGATACCGATTCCTCTCTTGGTGATGCTCATTCAGTTGGCGATTCAGTTTGGCTTGCCATTCATCCAAAGTTGGTTGAAGCCATTCACGCCAGCAGCGAACGGCCCGAAGGTCACTCATTAAGATTGGCAGCGATCAACTCACGAGGTCAAGAGATGGCTCTTGACCTTCTTTTAGGTTCAACACTTTTTCAACAGGGAGGTAGCTATGAAGACTCTAATCTTTCTACTGCTTGCTGTCTTATGCTCTCCAATTGCAGCAAACGACATTCCCACGCCGCCCGGTTATATACCACGTCCGCCCGGCTGGATCGCTCCCAAGCCAGAAGCGAAGATCACGCCTAAGCAAGACATGCTGGAAGATCAAATTGTTACAGCTACTCCACTATCTGTAAAAGCTGGCAGCGGCATTGCTTCTTATGAAGTGCATTGCGATGAAGACGCCGAAATCTTTATCGGTGGCTATCCGACGACTCTGAAAGGCACAGTCAGGGTATTCGAGACCCACCCAAACCTGAGCAATGCAACAGGGCATTACATTTTCAAGATGCGTGTTTTCAGGAACGGTGTATACTTTGAATCTGAGAAGACGGTTGACCACAAGCCCGGTGAGCGCCAAGTTGTGACGTTTGATGAACAAGTTAAGCAAGCCAGATCATTGGACAACTATCGCAATTACAGCCCTGCCATGTCTTATTCACCGTCGATGGTGAGTAGCGATGAATGCAGCACTTGAGGGCGACGATAAACCCAAGCCCCCAGTTCGGGGGCTTTTTCTTTGTTGACTCTTTACGGCAAGCGTGTAAGCTCATATATATATGTGAGCAGTAAACGGGAGAAGTGACAATGGCTAGCAGATACACGATCTTCAGCTTGGATGACAAGACGGTAAAAAAGCTGAATGAGATAACAAGAAAAGTGAAACTTGGCAAGCGTAATAACCGGAGCTTCGCCGTTCGCGCACTGATTGATTATTGCAGTGATCCGAAGATTACCGCATTAGTGGCGAAAAAGGCCAAAGAAATAGCTGAATTGGAGTTGGCTAAAGCGTAGCACTTTTTCTCGGTGTCATGATGACAAAGGCAGATAAGCAACCGACATTGTTTGGTGATTTTGACAATGCTGCGAAAGCACAAGCAGCAAAAAGAAGTCAGGTGGTGGCAGATGCTGCCAAGCAACAGCGGCTGGTGTATGATTTTATCACCAGCAAAGGGCTGATCGGTGCGACTGACAACGAAGGCATTGAGTATTTCAGAGAGCATTTCAAAGCAGAATGGCCCACTGTCGAGAATGGCTACCGTGCGAGACGTGGCGAGCTAGCTGAAGACACTTTTATTGAAAAACATCCCATTCCACGCATAGCGGGCCGACGATCACATACCGTCTGGATCGATGCAAAGTTGCTGCCTGATGCTATCAGAGCAGCCGAGTTAGTTTCTACCACAAGCAAGGAGGACTGAGTATGCTCGTGCTAAGCCGAAAAAAACATGAAGCGATCATCATCAATGACAACATCACAATCAGTGTGGTTGAGATACGGGGCGACAAAGTGAGGATCGGTATCGTTGCGCCGAAAGAAGTGCCAGTGCATCGTCAAGAAGTGTATGAGGCGATTCACGAAAAAGAATCTTCCAGAAATCTGTTGCAGCCTGCCTGACTAGATATATATTTAGTCGCAAGGTCTGGAAGGCATGAAAAACGCACCCCCTCTTGCCGATTCATGGTGATTGGTATTGCTCAGTCCGTGAGATGTAAAAGCCCCCATGAATACGATCAAGCGAATCCTTCGACGACTGCAAAGCACGGTCGGCAATCGTGCCTCTTCAGTGGGTGTGGATCAGACCTTTTACCACTTTTTATAAAGGGACAAAATGCTAACAGGAGAAGATAGGCTAGCATGGCTCATTGAGCGACGAAAAGGCATCGGGGCATCTGATGCCGCTAGCATCATGGGTGTAGGTAAATGGGGGACTGCCCTCAGTGTGTGGCTCGACAAGACGAGCGATGAGCCACCGAAGGAAGAGAGTGAAGAGACTCAATTCCAGCGGGGCAACTTTTTTGAGCCAGTCTGTGCAAGGCTCTATGCCAACAAGACTGGCGAAGACTTATACAAGCCAGCGCCGATACTCTGGCACGACGATCTGGACTGGATGTATGCTTCACTTGATTATCGCCGCAAGAGCGATCACCGGCCTATCGAGTGCAAGACGACACGAACTATGGAAGAGTTCGGAGAGCCTGATTCAGATCAAGTGCCAGCCTATTATGCGATTCAAGCCCAGCAGCAAATGGAAGTTGCCGACCAGCCGTTTGTAGACTTCTCTGTTCTCTGCGGGTTCGATCACTTCATTTACACAGTGAAGCGAAACTATGAAATTGCCGCCATGATCATCGAAGTAGGAGGGCAGTTCTGGGAGAACGTCAAGTCAAGAATTCAGCCCGATATAGATTGGGCTCACAAAACCACGCCAGAACTGATGAAGACGCTGTACCAAAAGGTAAAGCGCCGTACCATCACACTCGGCGGCGAAGCCGTCTTGCTTCACGATCAGTATGAGCAACTGAAGCTGGAAGAGAAGACAGCAAAGGAAGCAAAGGAATTGATACATGCGAAGATGAAGGCTTTGATGGGTGAAGCCGATGTAGCCGAGTTGTCAGACGGATCGAAATGGACTAGGGCTGAAATCAAAAACAAAGGGTACACGGTTGCACCGTTTACCTACATCACTCTTACCCCAAGACGTTCTAAAGCACAGAAAGCGAACGGTGGCCAATGAGTTCAGGTAATCAGAATGTGAACGCCAACGAGCCAGATCAGGATTTCATTGATGCTGAGCATACTGTCTCAGATTCTATCGTTCAGCTTCCAAGTAACCTTGGGACGATCCAGCGGGCTGAAATCGATCAGCAGATTGCTACCGCCAAGCGATACCCACGCAAGGTAAGCGAAGTTCTGAAAGAAGCTCAGTCGATGGCATGCGAAGACGAGAAAACCGCCATGACGATGTATTACAACATTCCACGAGGCGGGAAGAATATCGAAGGCCCAAGCATTCGACTTGCTGAAGTGATTGCTTCAACGTGGGGCAACTTGCGGGTACAAGCTCGAATCGTTGAAAGCTCTGATGACTTCGTAACTGTTCAAGCAATGTGCCACGATCTTGAGCGCAATACCGCAGTGAGTGTTGAGAAGCGTAGGCGTGTCACGAAGAAAAAAACAGCGAAGCGCCCTGACGCTGATGATATAAACATTGCCGGGCTTGCTGGTATGTCGATAGCTTTGAGGGATGCTGTCTTCAAGGTTGTGCCAAGAGTGTATGTTGATCGAATCATGTTAGCTGCTCAGCGCGTTGGCCTGGGAGACGCCAAGAGCGTTTCAGCAAGTCGTCAAACATGGTTTGAATACTTTGCCAAAATGCGGATAAAGCCAGAGCAGATTTTCGCTGCTCTTGGTGTTGCAGGCATGGAGGATGTTGGCGTGGAAGAGATGGTCAAGTTGAGGGGTTATGCTACAGCGATCAAAGATGGTGAAGCGAAGCTAGAAAACGTGTTTCCGCCTCTTGAGCTTCCCAATGACAAGCCCAAGGGCAATGATGCCACGTTGAATGCCATCAAAGAAAAGCAGCCAGCGAAGCCAGCAGAGACAGCCACCAAACCTGCTACGCCAGCGCCAGAAGCTGAGAAGCCGAAGGAAGCAGCAAAGATGCCTCCTGTTCAAAAACCTGCCCCTAAACAAGAGCCAGCGAAGCCAGCACCGACGCCAGCGCCAGTCAAAGAGCCTGAGCCGCCGCCCGTTGCTGAAGTGGCATCGCCGAAAGAGGTAGAAGGATCGCCTAGCGAGATTGATGACAGAGAAGAGACGCCAGCTTGGTATGATAACTGGATCACTACTATTGCCGCCATGTCTCCGAAGACCTGGGAGAGGACAAGGCAATGTCTAAATACTCTTGTTGGGCAGATTAAAGAAGAAATCAATGCTCACCAGAAGCCGCACTACGAAGAGCTTATCAAGCTCTGGGCTGAGCGTGTCGCTGAAATGTGCGACAAGCCAAGTATGCTCCTCGTTGCTGAATCAGTAGTCAAGCCTTTAGAGAAAGTCTTGACGCCGGCAAGTTATGCCCATGTGGTCGACGTTCTGGCAAAGAAGAAAGCGGCTGCAAGTCAATCGTAGTTCAGCAGGGGTGCCTCTCTGCTGTCGAGGGTGGGAGCGTTTTAATAGCGGCGCTCCCACCCTTCCAGCTTCTCAAAAACAAGGATGATCGACGTGGCATTCGTTGACTGGATCAAAGTCGAACACACGACACCGAACAAGCAAGAGCTTTTCAAAATTGCAAAAATACTGAAGCTCGAACCCGATAGCGTTCTGGGAAAGGTCGTTCGTTTCTGGATATGGGCTGATCAGAACACCGAGGACGGTAACACAATTGTAACAGATTTATGTTACATAGATCATGTGGTTAACTTCAATGGTTTTGGTTCAGCACTTCTTGAGACTGGATGGATTGAACGCCTGGGCGAAAACTTCGTCATTCCTAGATTCGATAGACATAACTCGGAATCAGCTAAAAAACGAGCTAATACTCTTAGAAGAGTGCAAAAGCATAGATCGGCTGGTAACGCTTCTGTAACAAAACCGACGTTACAAAAACCTCAGAAAAATGTTACACTCTCTTCGTCTCCGTCTCCGTCAGTGTCTCCGTTAGAAAAAGAGGAAGAAAAAATACCAATCACAGATGATGAATTTAAAAAAACGGTCGATCAGTTTGAAACTTACACGGAAGACGAGTTTACTGGTAAGCCGCCAGCACCGCCGCAAGATCGCCAGGGTGAGCCAGAATCGACGTACCACCCGATCATCGCTGAGTTCGACGACGAGACGAAAGAACAGGCTACAGCGTTCGTGGTGTGGTATCAGGAGCGAAGATTTTGCCAGCCGATCACACACACTGAGCAGTACCGCCGAGACTTGCGATCTGTCGCCGGTGCCATTCGAGCGTTCAAAAAACAAAAGCCTTGGGAGAAGTTGGCCGGTTACATGGCGAACCCGCCCGACGATCACCCGACCGACGTTAAGATTTTCCAGATTCTTGGTTATCTCGGGCTCGTCACTTCGCTACCAACTCAGAACACTCGACAGCAGGACGACGAGGCGAAGGCCATGGCGATCTTGAAAGGGGGCAAGTCATGACGAGCGAAGAGCTGATGGAGTTCAACAAACTCTATGCTTCACAGATGAACACAACACTTGAGACAGCAGCGAAGGTCATGGAACCTTGGCTACATCGATTCAATCAATGCACGTTCTCTGCTGTCAAAGATGCGTTCATGGCGTTGCTGATGGAAGAGAGCATGCCGAAAGAAAATCATCAGCGCATGGTTGCACTGATCAAGAGAGTCAGAAAAGAAGTGCCGAGAGAGGAAGAGTCACCAGACAAGAATGCTCGCGCCCCCGACGACAGCTATTCGACGTGGTGCAATCGCTGCTATGACGGCATTATCTATGTCCCGCATCTTCACAACTTTGTCAACGGCCAGTGGTGGAAGGGCGAGTATGACATGGTGGTGAGATGCGTTTGCAGTCGTGGGTGGAAGTACGGCAAGATGATGAACATCGACGACTATGAACGCCAGCGCCCAAACTGGCGAGATGAAGTACCGATCAGGAAGATGGACTTCAGAATCAAATACACACAAGCACGCCTTCAAGAAGTGATCGGCGGCAACGACAGAGTGGCTATCGAGCATTGGGAGTCGAGATGTGTCATTGCTGGTCGTGAGTACGATATATATACAGAAGAACAGAAAAAGAAAGCACGAGTAGACGAACCAGTTCCTATGTTCCTTCAAGGAGAGTTAGATGAGCAGCAAGAAAGCCAAGCCAGCGAAAGTGGATCAGCACACCGAGAAGCTGACACGCAAAATGAAAATCATAAGGAGCTTGCAAGCTGATCTGGTATCACTCGACAAAGAGCAAGAGGAGAAAGATGCTGCCATAGCGTCTGCTACCGAAGAGCTTCACAAGTTCTCTGAAGCTGATCTTGAAGGCGATGAGCTATTTCGAGTGAAGTTCAAACACAAGAAACAACTCTTGCAGCGAACGAAGCGCGCCATGGACGTAGCCAAGAGCAAATGGGAGAAGCTCAAGAAAGATCGCAATCAGTTGATCGATGATCTGATTGAACTCGACAAGGGTTCGCTGGAAGATTCGTTGCCACTGATCGTGCAAAGCAAGTTGACGAAAGACCCTGACAACGCCTGGAAGGATGTGCCAGTCTCGCATCTCAAACAACATGGGCTGGCAGAGTCGATCATCGAACATTTTCAGACTCACGGCATCGACACACTCGGCAAGGTCGAAGAGTTCAGAAAAAAGCACGAGGTCAGCACTCTCGACAACATCACTGAGACGATGGAAAAGAAGTTCGACGCTGCACGAGATGAGTTTCTTGAAGCCTACAACTCTTTCCTGACCGGCGAAGAGGAAGGGGATGAAGCTGAAGCGGAGAAGAAGGAACTCACCATCGACGATCTGAAGCTGTCAGAAGACGTGATCGACAAGCTGAAAGCTGAAGGCATCGCCAGCGTCAAAGACATGACCGAGTATCTCAAGAAACACGGTCAAGACGAACTCAAGAAGATGCTCGGTTCCCGTTCATTTGAGAAACTCAAGGAAGCGATCAAGTAACATGACAAACAATCGTAGGGCGATGTTGTATTGCGGCGATGCTGAGCATCTGCCCTACCCCGATAAATCTGTTGACCTTGTGTTTGGTAGCCCGCCATACACTGATGCCCGCAAACTTGCGGGCATGACGGTCTATAAGTGTGAGCAGTGGATTGAATGGATGCTCAGAGTCACTAAGGAAGCGTGTCGAGTCAGTCGAGGTCTGGTCGTCTGGGTAGTCGCTGGCAATTCTCGCAAGTGGAAGTACCAGCCAGCGCCAGAGGGACTGCTCTATCGCTGGTACGCTCAAGGCGGCGTGGCGTGGTGTCCTGCTTACTGGTACGCATCTGCTCGAAACATTGGCAGCGGCGGGCCTCAGTGGTTGCGGCGTGATGTTGAATACTGTCTAGCGTTCACTGACAAGCAAGGGCCGATACCATTTGCTGACAACAAAGCGAACGGAGCGCCATGCGTGTACAAGCCGGGTGGCGAGTTCAGCAATAGAGAGCAGTCAGGCAAGCGAACGAACGAAGGTAAAAAAGGCAAGAAAGCATACACGCCGCCGAAGATCGCCAACCCTGGAAATCTATTGCACATTAACGTAGGCGGCGGTCATCTCGGTAGTGAGCTTGCTCACAAGAATGAAGCACCGTTCCCAGAATCGCTGGCTGATTTCTTCATCAAGCATCTTGTACCGCCGAACGGAGTTGTATGCGATCCCTTTGTGGGATCGGGAACCACGATCATTTCAGCACTGAAGAATGGTAGACGAGCGATAGGAGTTGACATACGACAGTCACAGATCGATCTTTGTCAAGAAAGGCTGGCGAAGTATGGAACCTAGAATCATAGCTCTGATCTTCATCATGTCCATCGGGGTACTTTGGTTTTTCATTTACAACTTCTCTAAGATGCCGCCACCACGATTATGATCAGCAAGACATACAAAGCATGCGGACACACGGTAGAAGACACTCAGAGGCCACCGCTTCGCTGTCCGATCTGCAAGCTGATGAATAGTGAAGTGAGGTCGTCACAGCGCACCACGATCAACTTGCCGCCTGAAGACGAGCTAGCTAGTCAGATCGAGCATGCTGAAGAGTTCAAAGACCTACGGCCGCTACGCCAATACAAGTTCGCTGAATATCACGGAAGGAAGTTTGCTTTTGATTTCTGTTGGCCCCAGTCAATGGTGGCAGTCGAGGTAGATGGTGGAACAACCAAGAAGGGCGGCGGGCGTCACAATCGAGCGAAGGGCTATCGTAAAGACACTGAGAAGCTCAACCTAGCTGGACAAATGGGATGGACTGTCTACCGTTATGTGAGTCAAGATATATATAACGGCACGGCCCTCAAAGACCTCAAGAGGATATTTGCACAATGAACGAAGCAAACGAACTCAGTCACATAGAAGAAGGTCTACAGCAGTTCGCTGTAGAAATCGACACTATTCAACTTGATCCCGCCAATGCCAGAAAGCACAACGAAAAGAACTTGGCGGCTATCCGTGGTTCACTCAGCGCATATAAGCAACGTAAGCTGGTGATCGTCAACAAAAACACTAATTGCATTGAGGCTGGCAACGGCACATATACAGCAGGCAAGGCGCTCGGATGGAAGTGGATCGCCGTTCTCTTTGTCGATGATGATCCAATGACTGCCACTGGTTTTGCCATTGCAGACAATCGCACAAGTGAATTGGGAACCTGGGATCAGGAAGTTCTATCTCAGCAACTTGATGCGATGGCGTTGCCGGGCATAGAAGAACTTGACGAGATGTTCACCGATCTAATTGAAGCTCACCAGACTCCTGACTTCACCCCAGCCCCTTTGAGCGATCAAGGCAAGTTGGACGAAATGAAAATGATCCATTGTCCTGAGTGCGGTCATGAGTTCCACAACAAATAGTCTGAAGCTCGATTGGTGCAGCTATCAAGCGGCCAAGCATGCTGTTCTGAACTGGCACTATTCAAAAGCGATGCCCAACGCCAAGCTAGCGCGAATTGGTGTCTGGGAAGATGGCAAGTTCATCGGGGTGATTCTCTACGGGCGAGGGGCCACTTCAGCACTCGTGCAACGCTTTGGACTCAAGATGGAAGAAGGATGCGAGTTGGTTCGCATCGCCATCAAAAGTCACAAAACACCAATTTCTCGAATGGTGGCGATTGCAAACAAAATGCTGAAGAAAGCATTTCCTAAGTTGAGGCTCATTGTGTCATTTGCAGACACGAGCCAAGGGCATCATGGCGGCATCTATCAGGCGGGCGGCTGGGTGTATTCGGGAATGTCCACACCAGCAAAGGAATATATAGTCGGCAAGAAACGCTATCACGGCAGATCATTCAGAAACAGCCCCTACAAAAACATGGAAGGCCACCCTTCTGTTAAAATCGTGATGGGGAGTGCCAAGCATCGCTACTTAATGGCCCTGGACGATCAAATGAAAGCTCATATAGAAAAGACGAGGAAGCCATATCCGAAACGCGCGCCTGTAGTGTAATGAAGCACGGCGAGCCCACCAGCCCGCAAGCGACGATCAACCCCGATCCAGGCGCTCTCAGCACCCCGCCAACTATGGCGGGGTGCTTCATTTCTATCGTCTGAAATAATTTCAGTAAAATCCAAGATTCTGGCTTGCACCTGCCAGCCAGTAGAGTATATATATATTATGTCAGTAACAACGCTGGCACAACGAGCCGGAGAAAGAACATGTCAGCCGCTGAAACTAACAGAAAACTGCTTGATTATGCGATCAATCACCTTACCAAGGCAGCGACTCATCTGAGACACGCCAAGATCATCAAAAATGAGTCATCGGTGTTTTCAGAAGAGATAGCCCGGAAAATTGAATCCATAGATGCCGATCTTGACTTTATCATTGACCACCTGACTACGCCAGAATAGCTTTCTCCCCTCATCTCTTCCACAAGGATAGAAACATGCCAGCACTCGTCACAACTGCCAAGAAGCAATCAGCCCTCCAACTCAAGTTCGCTGAGGCTGCTCAGATCATCAACAGCGCTCTGATCGAGAGACACAACGAAGTCGAGCTAGCCCTAACTGGGCTGCTCGCTAATGAGCATGTCCTCTTTGTCGGCCTTCCCGGTACTGCCAAGTCAATGCTTCTTGATTCAATCATCCGATGGATCGGCTCATCTGAGCAAGCATTCAGCGAACTGCTCGGCAAGTTCACTACGCCAGAAAATGTGTTCGGGCCGATCAGCTTATCAGGGATGAAGAAAGACGACTACCGCCGAGTAACGACGGGCTACCTGCCTTCTTGCCACTTTGCTTTCTTGGATGAAATCTTCAAAGCATCAAGCGCCATCCTCAACACCATGCTCAAGGTTCTGAATGAGCGAACCTTTCGCAACGGGTCGATGGGTGTCACGAAATGCCCTCTCCGCTTCTGTGTTGCAGCATCGAACGAATGGCCGGGCGGCGAAGGCCAGGACTCACTTGCTGCTCTCTTTGATCGCTTTGTGATCAGGAGCAAAGTTGCCCCTATCGCAACAATGAGTGGCATGGAGAAACTGCTCTTCAGCGACAACCTCACACCTGAGTTTAATGATCACCTGACTCTTGAGGAGCTTGATGATGCTCGTGCTGAAGTGACGGCACTGCCTTGGTCAGAAGACGCCAAAAAGGGCATCATCGATATCCTGATGAAGCTCAAGGGCGCTGGCATCATTCCTGGTGATCGACGGAAGAGAAAGTGCATCAACATTGCTCGTGCCTATGCTTGGCTCAATGGTGCTGATCAAGTCGAGGTCGATCATCTGATGGTTCTGTCCAACGTGCTGTGGGACGATCCTATCGAGCAGCCAGCGAAGGCAGAAGAAATCATAGCTCAGATCGCCAACCCGCTGAAGTACGCTCTCAAGAGCAAGCTCCAAGAAGCCCACGGCATCATGTCTGCTTGCAACACTTCAGACTATGCCGACAGTGTGACAGCTACTGCCAAGCTGACAGAGATACTGAAGGGGCTGAAGAACATGAAAGACAGCCCCCAGACTGTGCAAGCTGTCGAGCATGTTCAGTCACTGATCAGAGACATTAAGCTAGCCCAGAACGTCTAAAAGAGCTTGATTCCAAGCATCATCCAGCAAGCCAGAAATCTTGAAAATAAACCAAGATTCTGGCTTGCACCTGCCAGCCAGTAGAGTATATATATATTATGTCAGTAACAACGATGACACCAAACGAACCGGAGACAGAACATGCCAGCTACAGAAAAGAAAGTCACACGAGCCACCCTGATCAATGCAGCCAAGAAGGGTTCGCTCTTCATCAAGTGCAAATACCACTACACCGACGACTACGCTGGCGATGCTGCCAGCAACTTCGGCAAGATGGATGATTTCTGCCAAGTGTACATCGAAGCTGAATACGTTCGACCAGCAAATTATGACAGCATGACTCACGAGCAGCAAGACGAGACCTACCGCAATCATTGTGAAGCTCAGCGACAGATCGCCAACGGGCGTTCGATGCACCGCATGAGTGACTTCCGTACCAAGAGTGGCTGTGTCTGGGGCGACAAGACCAAAGGCACTTTCTTGATTCATAGCAACCTGAGCTATGAATATGAAATCCGCACCAACGCCAACTAAGTTCGACACAGTTTCAGCCCCTCTCATCAAGAGGGGCTTCCCTTCTCAACACTCTTTCAGGATACATGCCATGACCAGCGAATATGCAGAGCTTGCGGCGTTGCTCGGAATCACAGAGAAAGACTCAGAGACGGGTGCCAGCATCGGGCCTTCTTTTGATGACGCCATCAAGCTCAAGAAAGGCGGCACTGGCAAAGTCAAGCGAATCAGTGACACAGTTTTTGAGCAAGATGCTTGGGGGCTTCGCAAGGGACGTGATCTGATCGAGAGCGAAGAGAATGAACGCATCAAGAAGGCGAACCTCGACGAGCTAGAGGCTGCTGATCTTTTCGGCATGGCGTTCATGCCCCGACCGATCTTTGAAGAGAATCCTCGTGATCAGTTGCGCCAGCAGTTCTGCCAGCAGTTGATGGACACCGCAGAGTATATGTCTCTTCATCGCTCAACCATGCTCAATGACATTGCCAGCGAAATTGCTGCAACCGCCTTCGCTGAACAGTTCGTAGCACTCAGAACACGGGAAGAAAAGACAGAGAGTGATTGCTCGAAAAAAGGAAAGCCCTACCCCGGCCCTTCGATGGGTTCGATGATGAGTGCTGTCTCCTCTGCGCTGGCTGGCGCTAAAGAGGAAGTAAGTGACATGGATGAAGCGTGTAAAGCGTTCGGGATGGGCGAAGGCAAGCCGGGCGGCAAGATGGACAGCAAGCGTGTCATGAGCTTAATGAAGACAGTGAACAAGTCAGAGACACTCAAAAACATTATGAAGCTGGCGGGCAAGTTTCGACGAGTTGCACAGAGTCAGCAGCGATTGAAAGTCGGCCACGGCATTGATGACACTATCGGCGTTGTGCCGGGTTCTGATCTGTCTCGGTTGCTTCCAGTCGAGCTAATGAAGATGGGAGATGCCACCTTTGAGGATGACACGCTTCGCCGCTTCATCGAAGGCGAAACGCAATGCTGGGAACTGCAAGGCGTCATACCTGCTGGGCGCGGGCCAATCATGGTAGTAGTCGATGAGTCAGGCAGCATGCAAGGCGAGCCAATCGAGACTGCCAAAGCTCTGTGCCTTGCTATGGCCTGGATCGCTCGAAAGCAGAAACGCTTCATCATGTTCATCGCCTATAGCGGTCGAACTGGTGAGCGCCTAATGCACTTCCCGACTGGCCAATGGAATGACACTCAGATGGTCGAATGGCTAGAAGACTTCATCGGCGGCGGCTCTGATCTTGACGTTCCTTTGGTCAAGACGCCAAACTATTATGACAGCATGAACGCTCCGAAGGGCAAGACTGACATGCTCTTGATCACTGATGCCATCGTTCATGCACCTGAAGCAATGGGCAACTCATTCATGGAGTGGAAGAAACGCGCTCAATGCAAGATGACAACCATAGTGATCGGTCAAGATGACGCTGGCGACTTGAACCGCCTCAGTGATCAAGTGTATTGTGTACCCACCATCCAAGCAGATGGCGAAGCGGTAGCCGCTGCTGTCTCAATCTAAAGGAGTATGTATGAAGACGATTTACAAAGAAGTCATCCATCCCAACTCTGCGCGGGGCGATGTTTATAGATGCGAGTTCATCGCACCTAAAGGAGCAAGACCGGTCAGTGTCGGCAAGCAAGGCGACAATGTTTGCGTTTGGTTTGAATGCTCTATCGGTAACACATTTGAGCCAATAGCTGTCTATTGCGTGGGAACTGGCTTAGGAAGAGTTCCTGACGATTGTCGTTTCCTTGGAACGGTGGTCGATGGCAACTTTGTTTGGCACTTCTATTCTCCCGTTCTCTAAATGGAGTTGAACCATGCAGAACTGTGAAGGATGCGGACGTGATTGCCGGGGCAGGTTGTGTCATACCTGCTCAGGCAAAAAGAGATTCAACGCCGCTGGCAAAGGGCGTGGCGAAAAGAACACAAGACGATCTGACTCAGACTATGACACAGTTGATCAGTCTTTGCGCAATGATGACGATGGCTGGCCCTACCCTGACCGAGATGCTACCGAGATTCTCGGCGGCTTGATCTAAAGGAGAACGAACGTGGCAAAGAAACCTTGGCCCAACGATGCAATCATGATCACCGCTTCTCTTGCTGGCAAAGAGAATGTCGCTGACATGCTCAATCCTTACCCTGCAAATTGTCGAGAGTGCGGGGCTGCTCTGATGGCATGCAGTCGAACGCTAGAGGCTGCATGCAATCTCAGTGAGCAATACGGCATCCCGATCAAATACTTTTGCATGGCATGTCACGCAAAGCACGATATGGAAATGTGCGATTTAGTCGTGGATCAGTCACAAAAGAGAGACGACTGGTATGCCAAAATAATTCCAAAATAAGGCTTGCACCTTCCTGCCAGTAGAGTATATATATATTATGTCAGTAACAGCGCTGACACAAACGAACGTGTCTCTTCACGAACCTCAACACAGGAATACATGCCATGATCAACGAAGGAACACAAAAGCTATTGAGTGCAAAAGAAGCTGGCGTACCGCTGCTCGGTGAAATCGTCACTTGGAGCATCGGTAACAACGGATCGAGAATCGATCATACCAAGATCACTTCAGCACTCACGACGATCTTTGACGAAAAGACAGCGAAGCGGGTTGCCAAAGACTTCGCTCCCAAGTCTGCATTCGTTCGCGCTTGCCGCAAGATGAGCAAGGAAAAAGTGATCAACATCCTCGATCAGAACGCCTCAAGTGTCATCTTCCAATTCAACAGGATCGAGCGAAACGCTGAACAGATCGACTACGGTTATGAGGCGAAGCTCACTCTTGACAAGCATACCGGGCATATCGATTGCACTGACACAGCGTTGGCAGAGAGAGCTACCGGGCTGCTGGCTCATGAGATGGCGAACCGCAACGCCATGGACATTACCACGATGGTACAGAAGCTCATGAGAGAGAATGCCGATCTGTTTAGCGTTCGTGATCAAGGCGGCTGCTATTTTGTTCCACAGATGCACTGTGATTATGTCGATAAAGTGGAAGGCTTTGTCAAGCAGATCGGCGGGCGAATGAATCGCCTTCCCATCGCTGACTTCACACAACGTGGCAAGCTGGCTGTGAAAGAAATCATCAACCTGGGGCTTGATGACATGGTGGCTGATCACGTCAAAGCAGTTGACAAGTTCGATGAGGACACACGAGTATCGACGATGAAGCGGCGAGCAGAGATCATCAAGAAAACCGAGTTCAAGCTCGAATGCTACGCCGAGTTCCTGCAAGAGCGCAAGGAGCATATCGTCAAGCAGATCAAAGAAGCCAAGAAACTGCTCTCGAATAAGCTGGCCAGCGCCGCCGCCAAGTCGATGAGCAAGTAGAGCAAGGGGCATCGTGAAAGCGTTGTGGGCTTGCACGGCATGGGCTCACAATGCGATGGCGGGCGACCTGAGAAGAGCAGATCGCCGGGGTTCAACTCCTCAGATGCCCCCTTTCACAGTCACGAGAGAAGCAATGAAGCTCACACACTTGCAACAGCAGTTGATTGACTATCTCAGCAAAGGAGGGCGTATCAAGTTCCTGCCTTCAAACGGGACACGATCAAGCCCGCAATCGTTCTGGATCACTGATCATAACTGGCGTTGCTCTCAGCAAGTGGAAGGGCTTCTGAAGCGTGGCTACCTGAAGCTGAGCAGAGATAAGAACACGGCGACACTCTCAGCGAAAGCACAGACCAAAACAACCGAGATACGCAACGACACGACCGACCGCATGGAGGCTTACTGTCGAAAGCGCGGAGCTAATTGGACGATCAGGAAGATTGAGAAGCGCAAGGATGGGCTGTTCTTCTATGTCGATAAACACGGATGGCTACCACTTGGGTTTACAGTGACTGAATCATATCAGTCGTTGCGAGATTTAGGAGTGACGTGATGGCAGAGTACCACATGAGAGAGCATCGATTCAGCATGAGTGCTGTACTGAAAGACTTGTACGCTGCTGAGATGAAGCGGCGGGCCAGCTTCGATGATCAGAATAGGACAATGCACGAGGCAATAGCCCCGGTCGTGCCAGAAGATTTCACGTTGGTAGCTGATCTGAAAATCAGTCTGCCATTCGGCATGACACCGGAAGAATCTGCTCTCATTGCGACGATCATTGAGAGAGCTTGGAACGATATGTATTTTGGCATTCTCAGAACTTGCGCTGAGCAAAGGGCGGGCAAGTGATGCTGAAGTGGATCAACAGATTGACATGTACTGCTGTTCAGTTTGCAGACGATGGGACAGAGAAGCTCATTCCCAAGATGAATGTGCCAGCGTTCATGAGCATTCAGGACGGTTGCTACTGCCCCTCATGCGTTGCGTTGCGAGTCATAGCGAACTCTAATTGCTGGCGCTGCTCAAGCAGCATCGGCATCAATCGATGTTACGAGGTCGAAGCCTATGTGATTGGTGGCACTGTGCCGCCGATCTTCGGGAAGCGGTACTATCACTTGAAATGTTGGGAGAAGACATGCCAGGAAAGAACAAAAAAACAAGCCGAAGTAAAGCCCAGCATCACTGGCAACTTTGACGCTGACTACCTCGCCAAAGTCGAGAGAGCATACCAGCGCACCAAGGAAGCTCTCATTGCTCGTGCAATCGAAAAGAATGACGATCACCCAATTGACATAGGCGGCTGCTGTCTCTTCTGGGCAATCTACGGCGCTCATGAGCTTGAAAAAGAAGGTATCCAAACGATGCTGCAAGCTGGCTCAATGCTGTGGACAGTAGTGCCACCCAGTCGAATTAAAGAAGTACCGGTGTGGCATCCATTTAATTATGGGTATCAGTTCGGTGAGCCGAATCAGATCAGTATCGACGCCATCAAGCAAGGCTCTCTTCCAGAGATTCATATATGGCTGGGCGATTCTAAAAATCAGACCATGATCGACTTCAGCACAGCAGGAATAAAGAATCACTTCAAATACAACCTGGGGCCGATGATTCAATGGCTGACACCTGATCCACCGAGATACTTGATCGTGAAAGCTGGCACGAGCCACGAAGAGCTTGATGGTGGCCATGGCGTCATGTACAAGATCGACTCTATCGCTGTCATGCTGGCGGTTCACTATGGGCTGAAGCTGACAGAGCTTCGCCCGTATGCTCTACAAGTGCCAGAGAAGATGATGCCGATAGTAGAGCGATCACAATTGCTGACAGTCAAGATAATCCAGACCAAGATTAAAGAAGCTGGCGAGAAAGTAGCTGAGCAGAGACGGGCAGCGTATCGAGTGCAAGAAGCGAAGGCGAGTGATCTGCCGCCACTACCAAAAGACAGTGGGCGACTTTTCAACAGTCTGCGGACACCCAGGTGATGATCAATAAGCAATCTTCTCCGCTGTCACTGTCGAGCGATGGAGACAGAGAAAACAAAAGAAGTGAGCCATGAGGATCAATTGCGTTGTCCCAAGTGTGGACATATATATAAACTTCCTGAAGAGTGGTATCATGATTGCAAGTCAGGTGCTGAAGAGATGCGTACCTACTGCCCTGAGTGTTACCATGATTTTGAAGTGATCGTCGCCACGACATACACCTTTACCAGCCCGGCGATGCTGACTGAAGAAAGCGAAGGGACGAACGATGATTGATCCAGCGAAAGTGATCATACCCGAACGCCTCAAAGACTTCCCACTTTACAAGGGCAAGTACCTAGTTCACTACACAGTTTATGTTGACCCCGAAAACAAGCCCGATTTCAGGGTAGTCGATGAAGCCAACCGAATGAACGCCCTTACTTACGATCTGTGCCATTTATGCGGTCAGACGCTGGATCGGCCAGTGGTATTCATCGGCGGGCCTCTCTGTGC